ATTTCTTACTTGGTGAATTATTACAGGGCTGTACGTTGATTCACTTATTAAAGATACATCAGCAGGCCTTATTGTGTCAATAGATGTATGTACTACCTTATTAACAATGGGTGCCACAATATCCACAACAGCACTATCCATTTCAATTGTGGCCACCGTATCGGCAATAATTGGAAAATCACTTACCTGCACCACTGGATGATTCTTGCAGTGGCCCGGGTTGGTGCATTGTATGGTGTCAGTTGGTGTCATTGTATCTTATCAATTGGTGTCACTATCTTGTGCTTTAGGTAAATAGCCTGCTGCCAATAGAGCCGCCACAATAGCGGCCAAGGTCTCCACTTCAATCTTCTTTAAGATCAGTAAGAATACAGATGCCAGAATTACCAAACTGCCCACCGTAGCCTTCCAATGCTTTAAGATGATATTGTAAATCCTTCTGCCCTTATTGGTACGCTTAGTCATGGTCCAATATACGTGAAAGGACTTGGTGGTGTTGATTAAAATTGATGCTATTATTTACAAAGTGAAAAATACAGCTTTGCCTCTTCACGTCTCCTGGTCACCAGTCCGGGCAGCACCTTGCCACCGCCCCGCACCCATTTATTAAACTCATCTACTATGGATGGATCGGCTGCATTGGCCTTGGCCTTTTTTAAAAGTGTGGACTTAATGAATGCCCCTGTGCCTACATTGTAGCAAAATGATACTAAGGCATCAAACTGACACTGATTAATATTTGGAAGATGTCTATTTACTGCATCCTCAAAGGACTTCATGGCAGCCAATAAAAGTGAGGTGGCCTCTTGCTCATTGGCTAACTTATCCCCTATCTTTACCTTTCGCCCATCAGGATATCGGGTGTTCCCAAATCCAATGGTAGGCACAGAAGCAGGGCAGAGGTATGCGCTCAGTCTTAGCCCTTCATGTTTCTTAATTATATCAAGTCCTAACTTAGAGGTTGAGCGCATTGTTAAAGGATTAAGTATTGAACTACAACTCCGATGTTTTCAATTAAATCACCGCTGGATAGAGAATTAAAACTTATTAAAATCAAATTATTACTTGAGTCTGCTTCAATAGCAACACTTTCAAAATTAGGATTCGAAATCAATATGCCATTTACTTGATATCTCGATGTGAAGTTTGATGCAATTGGCATTGATAAATTAAAATCAGTATTGTTCCAAGCTAAATCCATCTGAACATCCATCCGAAACGCCATAGTAACAACATCACCAACACGCGAATAAGTGCCAGCATATAGACTTATAGTTCCGTCATTGCTAACATTAGATTCAACAGGCGTAAACACCCCGCTCTCAAGCTGTGGCATCCCGCTGTAAATATTTTGCACCTCAATCTGTTTAGACTGGTTTGAGCTGCTATCAACAATGTAGAACACATCGGCAGGGTCTGCCGTTCCTAATGTGATTAAATCGGTTACTTTTACGCCTGCCATAGTTGGTTAATTTTTACAAAGTTAATCAAAATAATCATATTGTTTCGGCACGTATTCAATAGCGGGCAATTCCTTTACCCAGTCAATAGTAGTGCTGCTTACCTCTTCGCTGCTTATTATCCAATTGCCATTCGCATCCTGAATAGGGTTAAACGTCATATCGGTTACATATTGAACGCCTCGCAACTGCTCGGCTTGTTCGGGTGTTAATTGATAAACTTCTATCATACTTGTCTGCCTAAAGTGGTTTGGAAGGTTTGAATTGTGCTGTAAAGATTTGATGCATCGGTATTTGTCAATCCATCGCCTATTGATGCAAATGCTAAATTTCTGGAGCTGTGGAATGCGTTATTAATGGCTAAAATCTGAAAATTCTCATTTTGCATTGCAACGGGGCTTACAGCTAAACTACAAGTTTGAGTTCCGTTTTTGTACATCGCTGCAAAATTTGATGCAGTTCTCGTGCTAATGTATAAGCCTCTACCATCTGCATTCGCCGCATTAGCAAAAGTTCCATTTTGATTTCTAAAAAACATGCCTATCCCAAACCCCCTTGCGCTATGATGAATACCCCAAGTGTCTGGTGGGTTTTGACCATACGTGCCAATGTCCACCGAGTTTTCATTAAATGAACTGCGTGAATAAGTTGCTATATGATTTGAGTTTATCCCAACGGCTGTGTTAGGTATAAAAGTATTGCAATATCCATTTACAGCATTACCAGTAATTCCGTTCAAACTATGGGTAATACCTCCAATAAAGCTAAGCCTAAATGCTGCATTAGTATTCGCAGGGTTTTTAAGGTTATACATATGCGTTGTTGCAGTACCGCCCACAAATGGATAGATAGCTAAACACTTCGCCCATGTTCCATTTGCTTTCATCGAGGTAACGAGCGTACATATCGCACTTGATATTGTCGGATTTGTTATCCCTGTGGCTGTTAAAAAAGCATTGGCATCTGCATCAGTACAGCCAGCCACCGCATAAACATAAGGGTTAATGATAAAGCTCATGCGTAAACTCCGATTAATGCAACCTTCAAACCTGTTGCCGTTCCGTTGCCTATCTGGTCTATATCTATTGTCATTTCAGCATCATCGGCTAATGCTGTATCACTTATTACCGGAGGCGTTGCTGCCGTTGTGCTTGTCTTTTCTGTGTTATCAATGGTGAGCTTAGTGCTTAATATTGAAGTACCGCCCTCGTTAATATCCACCGTAAATATATTACCGCTTGCCTGCGCTGTGGTAAGTGAAGCCCGAACGGCTGTAAGTGTAACAGCACGCGGCATCCTGAATGTTATCTTTGCATTGCCAGTTGTTAGCGCGGTTGTTTCATCTGATGCAGCCACGACAAGTTCAAAGGGTATGGCTGCAAGCGAGCCATCCCCCCGAATATATTGAGCCGTTGTTCCATTCGCTGTGATTGCAATAGCGGGCGTGGTAGTTGGATTGCTTACGTTTACAGATAGCGCAGGGCTCGCAGGGCTCGGTACGGTTGCGCTTACATTCGTTACCGTTCCGTTGGTAATGGTCGGGAACGTTGCAAGTGAGCCATCACCACGCACATATTGCGAAGTCGTGCCGCTTGGCGTGTTAAACTTGCTGTTGAATGTAGTCCAATCGCCGCTGCTTAATGCACCTCTGTTGCTTGCGCTTGCAGTTGGTAGATTGAATGTATGGGTAGTGCTTGCCGATGTAATGCCGAAATCCGTTCCACTTGTACCCGTTGCGAAGTTCTGAACTTGGGCGGTCAAGCCGTTTAATGCGTTAAGCCCTGTTGTGAAGGTTGTAATTACTTGGCAAAGGTTGTTATCCTCAGTGTGCAGCGTAATGTTACGACCCGATGTGGTTACGAAAATGCGTACTGCAAGCCTATCAGTTGCAGCCAATACAGTCGAAGGTACTGCAAGCGCACTAACATACAAATCGACTACCGTGCCTCCTGTAATCGCTTCGGGATTTGTAGAGCCTGATGAGATAAGCGTAAAGGTTGCGCCATCGTACTTATAAAGCTCCATGTAAAAGCTCGGGTTGCCACCGCCACTTGATGCGTTAAAGTAGGTTTCAAAGTTCCAATTGCCCGAAGGAATTGCCAAAAGGTTAGGGTCGCCTGCATCGGTTATGAATTGCGCAATGTATCCATTGCCTTGCGCATTTGTGCGTGTGAAGTTCGTGCCCGGTCCAAGCACTGGAACGCGGCTCATTTGGAAGTAGGCATTGCCACCTATCGTTCCCTGACTTATTGAGCCGTTGAGATAATAGTTAACCGATGCGCCACCGCCACCGCCTAAAGGAAAATTTGCCAAAGAGCCATCACCTCGAACGTACTGGCTTACAAGTCCGTTTGCTGTTATGTCAACGCTTGGCGTTGTGGTTGAGTTAGGAACGTTAACGCTAAATGCTGGGTTTGTCGGGTTCGGCACAGTTGCCGCAACCGATGTAACCGTGCCATTTGTAAGCGTTGGAAATGGTGTAGGTGCGCCCGTGCCGTCAAGATAGTCTGCGCTTGTCCCTGTTGGTGTATCGAATTTGCCATCAAATGTATTCCAATCAGCCGAGCTAAGATATCCATCCGAGCTACTTGATGCTTGGCTAATTGAGATGTCAGGAGTAGCACCACCGCTTGAGGCAATTGGTGCTGTGCCGGTGACTGATGTCACTCCACCGCCTCCACCACCACCTGGTACATTTACCTCCACCACACCGGGCGAAGTAAGTGAGGCTGTCACACCGGCCCCGGTAAAGTTCAATGTGGTGGTATTGGTGCTCACATTGGTGCCCTCTTCTTTTACTGTCAGTGGTGTACCACCACCACCTCCAATGGCTGTCAATGGATCGGCCTCGGTACCATTGCCTGTGATGGTCACCCCATCCACAGCCACCTCAGTGAGGCATGGTGTGCAGGGTTCAAAGTCCGGCAGAGGGATGTCACCAGTGGCACAAGTATCATAGCAGCCATCCTCTGATGTGGTGCTAACATTCACATCCACATCAATGGCCACAGCAGCCCACTCATAATTGACAGGTAAATATCTTATCTCATTCACGTACCCACTTGGCACCACCTCATAAGCTACCACACCAATGGCAGTCTTAAATTGTGGATCGGTACCGCTAATCAATCTGAGCACCCTTGATGCAATCCAATCTTGTGCATCGGCAGAGTCACATGGCAGGTGGCTCTTTCGCACCATAGCATAGGCTGTCATGCTGAATCGGGTCTCATAGATTGACTTACACCCGGCAAGCCGCAATGATTCATTCTTGGCCACTGTGATCTTACCACGCTTGGCCCAGAACATTGTGCCTTGCTTGGCATCAAAGTTTGTCACAGGGATGGCCTGACCATTGCCAATGTAGTGGGACCATGCTTTGTCATTGCCCTCGCCTACAAGCTCGGACAATCCATAAATCTGATCAAAGATATTGCCTGCCTCAATCCTCTGATTGAGTCTGTCAAGTATGGTAGATAATAGATTCATCCTTTTTTCATTGCGTTAATAATCTGTTCAACAATCTGATTTGCATGGTCTTGCAGCATCTCATCCTGTTCCTCTTTGGTGGGCAGAAAGATTGGGCCGTACTTTCTTTCAAGCCCCTCCTTTTTTTTCTGCTCTGATTCTGGCAGGGCGATGGCAGCAGTCAGCCCCTCAGTGATTACATCTTCATTTAAGAAGCCACCCTTTAACCTTCCTGTTAATTCCAACGGCAGCTTTCGTGATGTGCCTGATTTTAGTTCTGCATATCCACCAGGGAAGTAAAGCGACTCAATCGGCTCGCCTCTCTTGCCAATCTTATACTTTGATGGAGCATTGGCCAACGATCTTGGACTTACATAAATTGGTTTGGTACTGTACGGCTCAGTGGGCAGCTTGCTGCCTGCAGTATTGGTGCCACCCTTTGAGCCTGTTCCAAATATCCGCTTAAACATGATTCGCTTGAGCTCCCGCACCGGTCCATACAGTGGAGTAAATTTAGACTTCCATCCTTCCAAAAGGATATCAAGATTTTTCTTTACATCATCAGGACTTGCAGCCATTATGGTAAAGCAGTTACATATTTAATATTCTTTCGGCAATCCCAACAGTGATTATCATCGGGCAGCCTCATGTTTTGCAACATAGCTCCAAGCTCCTCACCGTATCTTGTGGCTGCAATATCTCTGGCAGCCACTATCCCTTCAAAGGCATCGGCTGTGGCAAAAGGTTTACTTCCCCGATTCACCACCACAGCAGTGTTCACTCTTTGGTTCGGGCTCACTGTCAGTGCATAGTTGTAAATCTCCACAGCAGTGGCATAGGCCAATGGCAAGGCCATCAGCCCACCTATTGAGCACAGCCATCCTTGCCGGTCGCAATTAACATTATAATTGACACTCATCCCTGCAGTGTATTTAGAGTTGGCAGATGTGAGGACATTGGTGCCATCGGTGGTGAGTTCAATACCAACAGCATCCACAAATGGGCAGATGTGTGATTCTCTGATGCCACCGCCACAACTCAAGCATGCACCCTTCTTTGTGATAAACTTAGGTGCATTCATGCTCATCTCATAGACAATGGCAATGTCAAGCTTACGCCTGGCAGAGGTAAAGTTTTTACCAAGGTACTGATCAAGCCCACCAGTTGAATAAG